TCATTCCGATCAGAACATTATTGATCTTTCACGCACGGAGCGTGAGTCTGTTTTATTGTTAAGGAAATCTAAATATGGTTTACAGCATTTACCTGAGTGGATGGTCGCGAAGGGTCCTGTGTCGCTTGTTGAACATCAGCAGAAAATGGGGTTTGATAACGGGTCGCAAATTACTTCAATGCCTTCAGCATCCGATCCTGCTAGAGGTGAGTCAGCTTCGCTGGTTGTGGTTGACGAATGGGCGTTCCTTCCAAACCCTGAGGAAGCGTGGGCTTCTATAGAACCTGTCGCTGACGTTGGCGGTCGCATTATTGGTTTGTCTACTGCTAATGGTTCTGGTAACTTTTTTCACGAATTGTGGGTTGGTTCTCAAACTGGGAACAACAAGTTCGCTCCTATGTTTTTTCCTTGGTCAGCTACCGAGGACAGGGATGAGTCTTGGTACGAGTCGAAGCAGGATTCTATGTTGTCTTGGCAGTTGGCTCAGGAGTATCCGACTACGCCTGAAGAAGCGTTTATCAAATCAGGTAACCCTGTGTTTGATTTAGATAAGTTGGATGCTATGGCAACTGTAGTCGAACCTGGTGTTATGGGTTATATGAGGGAGACTGCTAAACGGGTGGTGGAGTTCAGAGAAGATGCTTACAGTTTGGCGTAGACCAGTCAGTAACCAGATTTATGTTCTGGGTGTTGACACGGCTGAGGGTTTAGCTCATGGGGATTATTCGTGTATTCAGGTGTTGGATGTTCGTACTGGTGAGCAGGCTGCTTGTTGGCATGGGCATATCCCGCCTGATAATCTCGCTGAGGAAGTTCACATGTTGGGTTTGTGGTATAACGACGCTTTGTGTTGCGTGGAGTCTAACAATCATGGTTTGACTACAATCGTGCAGCTCCGCCATTTGGGGTATCCTAACATGTTCAGGAAACGTTCTGTGAATAAGGTCACTAATAAGGTTTCTCAGGAGTTTGGTTGGAAAACGACTAGGACTACTAAACCTTTGTTGATTGACGATTTGTCTATGGCGTTGCGTAACGACGAGTTGACGTTGTTTGATAAGAACACTGTCGCTGAGTTGCGTACTTATGTGCGTAATGAGCGTGGCAGCATGTCTGGTTCTCCTTTTGATGACCGTGTGATGGCTTTGGCTTTGTCTAATCAGATGCGCCAGTATGCGTTCATGCCTGAATATGCGCCCGCTGCTGACGATTATTGGACTATAGATTGGTTTAAGAACCTTGCTTTGTCCGAAAAGGAGAGTTCAGCTACTCGTATAGGTTCAAAAACGGTGCGTGGGACAGTATAACCGTATTATTTAGAGACTATACGAACCGAGGAGGTTCAGATGGCAAGATTTGTTTCCCACACTAGCGCCAGCGAAAATGTTGATGGTGCTGGAACTTCGGGTGGTAATAACAAAATGGAACGTGGTTCAAGCGTTGTAGCTAACCCTGTATGGGAACCAGGTGGTTCTCAGGATTTCGCTCAACGTTTCGACAGCCCAGAGTACGCTCACATGACTGGTGGTTATGGTGAGACTTCTGTTCGTGAAACACCTATGAATCAGCATGGTGTGACTGGCAAGGTTGAACCTAATGTTGATCCGCAACCACGATTGCAGGGTTGGAACGCTAAAGGTTTCGGTCCTCGCCCTAGCTAGTGGCTATTTTAGCGCCTGACGCTTCTTTCAAAGAGTTCGCAGAATACGTCGAAGCCCACAAGGGGCCTAAGACGGATGTTGAGCTTGAAGAATTATGGGAGTGGCGGCAAAAATTGTTGGGACTCAGGGTGATAACAGGGGCGGTTAGCCGTTCCATGTTGCCTCCTGATGAGCAGCATTTAACTTTACGTGAACGTGAAAACAAGCTGGTATCCGAAGCGAAAGCTCAAGGTAGGAACATAGAGAAGGTCTGATGGCTCGCAAAACCCGTGCTGAACAACACAGCATAACTTTACAGAAAATAACGGCAGCGGCTCGTTGGCGTGATGATATGGGTTATGACCAGTTGTGGCGACGCATGGTTGATTTGTACCGTGGGAAACATTGGCCTAACACGACGGTCAGTAACGAAGATCTGATCGCAGTTAATTTGGCTTTCTCAACTGTTAACGTTATAGCTCCCGCTGTTTCAGTTAACCACCCTAAAATAGTTGTTACCCCTAACCAGCCTGAAGATGAGGACAGGGCGGCTTTTGTTGAAGCTGTAGTTAATCATTTGTGGAGGCATCACGATTTCCGTAAACCTTTCCGTCGTTCCGTTAAAGATTTTCTTATTTTCGGTCACGGATGGTTGAAGGTCGGTTGGAATTTCGTTGAACAGGAACGCACCCTTAGCGACACTGAACGTGATGAAATGTTCATAGATGCTGTTGGTGAAACAGATTTGTTCGCTATGGAAAACCCTGTCATGGCAGGTGATTTGCCTACAGATGAGCAGATGGCTGCGAG